CGTTTGTAAAGAGTGATGAAAAGGGGCCAGAGGTCGATACATTATTAATGTTCCTTTAGGATTCTATTGGCACCAACGCTATTATATGGAAAGATTGTTTAAATGTTGTAAAGCTAAGAGTTCTTTATTATATGTGTTTAGAGATACTGAAGGTAGATCAAAATTAATTTCAGATATACAAGAAAATATTGCAGCTGGAATTAATGCTTTACCTATAGATTTTGATAGTTTCGATTATAATATAGATACTAAATTTTATCAAGCTTGGGACAAATATATGCATATTAACTTCTCGGGAGAGATTTTGCACTCACATTCTATCATTAATTCATTACTTGGAAATATTTCTGTGTTTGATGTAAATGGTAAGAATGTTGGAAAGTGGGCTAAAGGTATTCCATCAGGGATGTTTGCTACTAATTTTTTAGGTTCATTATTTAATGCTGTAGGACAAAGAATTGTTGCAAAGAAATTAGACTTTAAACCAGCTATTGCTTTTGGTGATGATGGCGTTATTTTTGAAAAGATTCAGTATAGTTTGCAAACGTATGAAGATTATTTTCGTGTTCTCACCGGTGAAGTGGTTAACAGTACTAAAAATTGGAGAAATCCTAAACTGACAGAGTTTTTGAAACAAGTAATTACTAAAGATTCGGTTTATCAGTATCCAGCTAGGATATTTTCCAGTTTATGTTGGGCTTTTCCTGATTATAGGAATACATCAAGTTATGAAAGGTTAACTGCTACTGCAGGTTTATGGAAAGAGTGGTTAGATAGGACGGGGAAATTTTCATTTCCGGATTTTGCTTATGCGGATATTCAAAGATCACAAGGTCAAACAAATAGGACTAAATTATCAATAAGAGATGTCAAAATTTGGACTCACATGCCATTGCAATTGGGTGGGTTCGGTTTGGTACCTATTAATACTAATTTTAGATTACAAATTAAGAGTGTAAGACGTGGATATGATTCAACTAATTTGTTATTTAAACGTTACCCTATGCAAACTTCTTACATATTAGGGTATAAATTAGTTCACCTTGACTTAACATATGCAATTAATACCTTTAATCACAAAATAAAATCACTCTTCTTTACTACTGGTACTACCACTCCAAACTTTGAACAATATATTGAGTGGTTGAGAGCCTCTATTGGTTTGCCATCTATTTATATTTTATATGGGCAATTAAAAGAACCTAGTACTCTACCATTTCGTGTTTTAGGCTTATCTGATAGTAAAGTTTCCGAGTTATATTCAGTTTTATCTCCTTTTAAAAATATTACCAGTTGGTTATTCGACTTACGATTAGTGACTAGCACTATACAAGCTAGATTAGAAAATGTGTTGTTGCCGTTTTTAGCGAAAATTTAGGTGTTTTGCACGGACGATATAAGAGCTGCTTTGCAGATTTC